TCGGGAAAAGGTTGGAGGTAGTCAAAGAATCCTTCTGCTCAACACTTAGAAAGGATTATATGAAAACTAATAGATGGATATGGGAGAAAGTAAAAATAGAACTTACTAATCCACAAGGAGAAACTGTCACTCTAAATAGTGATAGTTTTGATGACTATACATTTGGTATTATATCAGAGGCAGTAGAAAAATATGTCGTTGATCAAGGAGGAGAACTAGAATGAACATATTTTTTTTAGACAAGACACCAGACGGATCAGCAGAAATGTTGTGCGATAAACACGTACCTAAAATGCTGTTAGAATCAGCGCAAATGTTATCAACTGCTGTTAGAAAGTATGAAAAAGAAACAGATACAACGCCACTTGCTGAACCAATATATAAATCAGCGTACCCTAATCATCCAATGACAATATGGGTGTCTGAAACTTTAGGTAACTTTAATTGGGCATTAGATAATGCGCTATGGATTAATAATGAATATCAATACAGATTTAAGAAAGAACATAAGTCCTTTAGAGTATTAGATAATATAATTAATTTTGAATTAATGGCGCATATACCAGACGGTGATATGACAACACCACCTCAATGTATGCCCGATGAATACAAGGACAAAAACTATGTAACAGCGTATCGTAATTACTACAAAGGCGAAAAAGAATATTTTGCTAAATGGGAAAAAGGCAGAAGTCAGCCAGAATGGTGGAACCAATGAGACAATTTGTCCATTGTCCGTGTTCCAAAATCATGGTATTAAGAACCTATGAATCGCAAAGACATAGAAGAGTTGTATGGCGAAGATGAACCCAACATGCTATTTGCTGACGGGTTCGATGCCGCGATTTCCGGTGTCATATGGGATGGTGAGCGAACACGCGTCGTATATGAAATGGAATCAATATTGGAGATTCTCACAGTTCGTGATAATATGACCTATGAGGAAGCAGTCGAATTTTTCGACTATAACATTGCGGGTTCCCACATGGGAGAGTACACACCCTTCTATTTGGAGACCTAGAAAGGATTAAGATGAAACCAATACACGATAACACAGTAGATTTGTTTTACGTAGCAAATAAACTAGTAGAAATATTAAAAGTAGATGATAAAGAATTACGTAAAGAGGTGGAAGAATTTAGAGAAGAGATTTTTCATAACATCGGCGCTAATGCCGTACACGATCATAACAATTAGGAGAAAGAATGAGTAAATTTAAAGATTGGGTTATGGAAATTTACGAAGAACTAGAGGATCATGAATAAAATGAGAGAAGATTATCAAAAGGTTTATCAAAAAGCGTATCGAGAAGCCAATAGACAACGACTAAATGATAATCAAAGAGAAAAAAGAAAAAATAATCCAGAGAAATTAAAAGCTTATAATAAAAAATATTGGGAAAAACATCGAGAAGAAATATTGTTTTATAATAGAGAATTTTACAAAGCTAATAAGGAAGAGGTACATGCTAAAAACAAAGCTTATCTCGAAGCTAATAAAGAAAAAATATATGCTATTAATAAAAAATACAAAGAAAAAAATCCAGAGAAAATAAAAGCTATCCATAAAAGATACAAAGAAAATAACAGGGGTATTTTTACAGCTATTCAAGCCAAAAGAAGAGCAAGAATTCTACAAGCCACTCCCTCTTGGGTCAATTTAGAAGCAATAAAAGAAATATATGTTTGCTGTCCTAAAGGTTATCATGTGGATCATATAGTACCATTAAAAGGTAAAAATGTTTGTGGTTTTCATGTTGAAAATAATCTGCAATATTTAAAAGCCAAGGAAAACATGCAGAAAGGGAATAGATAGAGATGATTAAACACCCCATGGTCCTTGTTTCGTGGTACGATGCCAAAGACGGGCAAACCGGGTGGCATTCTGTTACCGACGTGCAAAAAGAACCACTAGCTGTATGTCATTCCATGGGATGGCTCGTGTTCCATGATAAAACAAGAACGGTCATTATGGCAGACTACTCAAAATACGACGCGGAACAAGACGGCGGTCGTCATATCGCGATACCAACAGGATGGGTAAAATCCATTGCCTATCTTGATACAATCTATACAGAAAAGGAGAATGTATGAAACGAATTTTTGGGGCACCATGAGGAGTCAAGAATCAATAGCTTATATAAAAAAAATGAAACCTGTTTGGGATGCAAAATATCGTCAATCTGAGAAAGGATTTTTTCAAGACCTTTTTTATGATTTGAAGAGAAGATGTGATCCAAATTCATATCATGTTGTAAAACAAAAAAAGAAATTACACATTAATAATGGTATAAGAGATAGGGATCATCTTCTGGAGCTGTGGGAAAAACAGAAGGAACTTCTTGGTGGACCTTTTTGTATTTATACCGGAGTTGAACTTACAATGAAAAAATCAAATGGAAAGGGTCATAAAACCTCACGAACAAAAACAAACATATCAATAGACCGCATTGATCCAACTTTACCCTATCAGGAAGATAATATAGTATTTTGCTCATGGGAATTTAACAATAGAAAAGGTGCTGTCTTACTTGAAGATTGTAAATTAATATTAAAAGTATGGAAGGAGAAAAACCATGAACATGGACAGACTACTACAATCGGTTAAGAAACACGAAGGCTACAGAAACAAGGTATATCTTGATACCCTAGGTAAGAGAACCGTGGGCGTCGGGCACTTATGTGTGGAGGACTTCTGGGAGGACGATAAGGAGTATTCCGAAGAAATGCTCATGAATATCCTAAAAGACGATTTAAAAAACGCCATAGAAGGCGCTGAGAGGCTTTTAAAGGACTGCCCGGTACTAGATGACCTTGCAAAAGAGATCATTATAGAGATGGTATTTCAACTAGGAGAAACAGGTGTATCGAAATTTAAGAACATGTTGAAAGCCTTAGAAGAAGGACCGGACTATCAGACGGCGGCGATAGAAATGCTCGACAGTAAATGGGCAAAACAAACACCGAATAGAGCAGCAGCTATGAGTGCGGAGATGGCTGCGCTTGGTTGAGGACTTCTATGATCGCATGAAAAAAGAACAAGAACTATTAGATATGAGTTACAAGGAATCTGTTCGGCAAAAAAGAGAACGCGATAAAAAGAAGAAAATAAAAAAGAAAAGAACATGGGAGGACTTTATGCCGTTTTATTCACAGTGGTATTGGACACGGGATTGGTTGGGACGAAAATGTAAAGCTTGGTATCACGGTCCAAGAATTAATTGGATGTTCCTAGAGAGATGGGAAAAGAAAAAGAAAAAAAAGAAATGAAAATACTTATACTTACAGGATTGGTTGTTGTTATTATTCTATTGGCCCTCATTGCCATAATGATTTATGCCATAGGAGAACATTTATCCCATAAATAAAACATCTTGATCCCAACGGCCCTTTAGGTATATAACGGAAAGTTCACCCCCAAATAAACCAAAAGGAGAAAAAGATGACGGTAGAAGAAATGCAAAGTATCATTGTGTACTTGACAGATAAAGTAGAAAAATTAGAAAAAACCCAGTGTAGATGTAACGATGATAAGACAGCAGTTTCACCGCCAAAGAAATATGTAACAAATTATGATGAAGATGAGGAGTGTTTGACGTGTTCAGCCTAGCTTTACTTAACGCTTCCGCCGTATACGAAGGCCTAAACGGAGGCGGCGGCGGTTCTTACGTTTCTTCGAACCGATCTTTCTACGTCCCTTATGTCCTTTTCTCTTTAAGTCGGCTTTGCTCATTTCTATCTTGATCCCACTGTTGTACGCTACCACGCCAATAATCTTTTTCTTTGCGATCTAGCTGTTCCCACCTAGCCTTTTTAAATCCTTCTTTATCAAACCTGTAACGAATATTTTTTGCTCGTTTGTCATACTTTGTTTCCTCAGACATTGACACCTTTAAGTGGATTTTCCATAGAAAAATGCACATTAAAGGCCATAGAGCGTCTCTCTCCTTCACTTCTGAAAGGATAGACTTGATGTGTAAGCCAACTAGGAAATAAGTAAAAATCGCCCACTTCCGGTTTTACAAGGAAACTGTGACGGGCAAAATGATTGGGTACGGAGCCTAAAAATTCTAGACAGCCAGCCGTAGGATGATGATCTTCTTTTTTATATTCTTCCTCATAGTTGGGGGGAACTTTGAGAAAACATACACCCGATAAATTTGAATCGTGAATATGCATCGGGTTAAAATCACCTGCTACTTGGCTGACTGCCC